CGCTAATGAGAATGAAACAATTAGTAAATATGGAGGTGGTTATAGTTTATCAAATATAACTTTTATATCTCTAATATTAACTCATAATGAAATTGAATATAAAATAATATTAATAAATGATGATTTTAATTATTATATTGTCAATAATGTAATTAATAATATATTTTTACAGTTTTATTTAAAATTTGTTTTATTACATCCAAATGTAGTCTTAGATTCACATTATGTATTAACATTAATAGATAATAATGTTAAAGTATTGACATTGGGTAATAATGATTCAATAATTATAAATAAAGAAGATTATAGTATATTGAATGAAAAAAAAATAATATAATATATAAAAATAATATAAAAAAAATTGAAGTAATATAAATATAATGGTGAGTCTCCAAACAGATATAGATACACAAATGTCAAACCAAGATAAAAATACCGAAAATGATGAATTCCATTTAACAAACTTAAAATGGAATTTATGGGCACATTTACCTCATGATACTGATTGGACACCAGATAGTTATAAACAAATTTATACATTTACAACAATTGAAGAAACAATAGCGATTACAGAATATCTTCCAGAAACATTAATAAAAAACTGTATGTTATTTATTATGCGTGTTGGTATAGTTCCCACTTGGGAAGACCCAAAAAATAGGAATGGTGGTTGTTTTTCATATAAGGTTTCGAATAAAAATGTAGTTCAAGTTTGGAAAGATTTAACATATGTATTAGTAGGTTCATCAATTAGTAATTCAGACCAATTTGTAAATTCTGTGACAGGGATCACCATTTCCCCCAAAAAGAATTTCTGTATTATTAAAGTCTGGATGTCTGATTGTAAGAATCAGAATCCAGCAGTTGTTACAAATGATATAAAGGGACTCACTCAACAAGGTTGTTTATTTAAAAAACATACCCCTGAATATTAATAGTTTATTTAATAGTTTATTTAATTTTATGAGGTTTTGTCTCATTTTTTTCGTCGGTGTAATAATCAAACAATAAATAAAAACATTATAAAAACATATTTCCATTATACACCCTCGCACATTTAAAACAGAAAATGAAACACAAACAATGTGTGATAATTTACCACATTATATATTGTTAGTTATAATATTAATGATAATGATTTTTATATTTAGTTTTAACTAATCATAATATAAAATTAGTTAAAGATATGAATAATACTTATTTATAAAGTAATGTTCCCGTCAATTTGTCTTAATATGATTGTAAAAGATGAATCGCATATTATAGAAGATACTCTGACAATGTTATGTCAAAAAATAAAGTTTGATTATTGGGTTATTTCAGATACAGGTTCAACTGATAAAACTCCTGAAATAATTACAGATTATTTTAAAAAACTAAATATTCCAGGTGAGATGAAATATGATAAATGGCAAGATTTTTCATATAATAGAAACTTAGCTTTAAATTATGCGTTTGGTAAAACTGATTTGTTGCTAGTATTTGATGCTGATGATGAAATTGTAGGTAATATTGCAATGCCTAATACTGTAGATTGTGATGCGTATCATTTACAATTTGGTAATTCAAATGGTCCAAGTTATACTCGTATATTACTAATAAATAATAAAGTAAAATTTGTGTATAAATCAGTGCTACATGAATTTATATCATGTGTCAAGGAAACGCCGATTTTTAAGGAAATAAAAGGAGGATATTATATAATCTCAGGTAGAAAAGGAAATCGTAGTAAAAACCCGAATAAATACTATGACGATGCGATAGTTTTAGAAAATGCCCATAAAGAAGCAATAGAAAAGAATGATCCGCTACATAAGAGATATGCGTTTTATTGTGCGAATAGTTATAGAGATGCTGGTAAATTTGCGAGTGCGATAAAATGGTATAAAATTACATTAAGTCAAGATAATTGGACTCAAGAAAAGTATATTTCTTGTTTAAATTTACACAAATGTTACAAAGAACTAAACCGTATAGAGTGTGGTGTGTATTATTTAGTTGAAAGTATAACTTATGATACAGAAAGACTAGAAACAATATTTATATTAATACAACATTATGCACTAAAATCACAGTTTCATATAGCATATAATTATTATAAACATATTCAAGAATATTATGAATATAAATACCTAAAATCAGATTCAATTTTTAATAAGTTATTTATAGATCAAAATGTAGGTTCAATATTATTACCATATTATATAATAGGCGTATGTGATAAAGTAAAAAAGGGTAAAGACGATCTAGCGATATATACCACAATTGAAAAAATGTATCAAATAATTTTTTCAAAAAAAAAAACACATGATAATCAAATAGTAAAAAATGTGTTATATAATTTACAATATTTTATAGTCCAATGTAGTCAAATAAATAAAAATTTTATAAATTTATTGCAAGAATATATTAATTATTTGGAAACGGAAAAAGTAGAATTAAATTATGATGATTTAATAAAATATGAACAATGTGGAATAATATTATCAAATAACCCAAAAATCATAAATAAATATACTATAAATGAATATAAAGAAAGTAATAAAATATTGATATACACCGGTTTCTCTGGTATTGAATGGAATTATACATATGGCGAGAATAACGCACTAGGTGGTTCAGAGACTGCTGTAAATTGCTTAATAAAAGAATTCCCAAAAAGTTATGATATTTATATAGCAGGCAGTGTAAAAGAAGAAACCATAGACAATATAAAGTATATAAATTTAGAAACATTAAAAACATTAAACGTCCCATTTCATACAGTAATTGTGTCAAGATATCTAGGTTTCTATGAAATGTTTCCAAATATATCATTTGGAAAATCATTTATCTGGGCGCATGATATAGTGTTAAATACATATGGAAGTAACTTGAATGTAGATGAAATGCTGAAAAAATGGTCAAGTAGAATAGATGGGTGTATATGTCTAACAAATTGGCATAGAAACTTGTTTTTAACAAAATATCCAATACTAAAAGATAAATTGGATGATATAATTAATAATGGTATAATAACTGAATTATTTAAATATCCTTGTAACAATAAAACAGCAAATAAATTTATATATTCATCTTGTACTGAACGTGGACTAGAAAAAATACTTGATTTATGGTCTGATATCATAATTCGTATTCCAAATGCCACACTAGTTATATCAACATATAATCCATTTCCAAGAGATGATAAAGAAGAAAAAATAAAAGAAAAAATAGATACTTATCCAAGTATAACACATTTGGGAAAACTAACAAAATCAGAATTATATGAAGAAATGTCATCATCTGAATATTGGTTATATCCAACAAATTGGCCAGAAACATCATGTATAACTGCTATGGAAATGTTAATGTCTGAAGTGATTTGTGTATATTATCCTATTGCTGGATTAGTAGATACAATAAATAATAATGGAATACAAATAAAAGATGGTAATGAGATTGAAAGCATAATGAAACTAACAACAGAAGAAAAAACTAATATCAGACAAAAGGGTAAAGAATATGCTTTGTCTTGTTCATGGGCAGATAGAGCAAAAATATGGGATAAATTAATTGTTAGTTCATATGAAACACAAAATAAAAAAAATATAGCAATATTTAACAGTTTCAATTTTCATTACGAAATGTTTGGTTATATAATACATTTATGTAAAACATCAAATTACACGTTAACCATATTTACAAATATAAACAATAATATGGGTTGGTTAGAATTGTATAAAAAATATGTTCCAAATTTTGATATAACATATATCGATTTCAAAGAATTTAGTAAATATAAAGATAAATATGATTTAGTTTTTGTAACAACAGATGATGATCCATTATTTGATAATACTTTAATTACAAATAAATATATTTGCATTGACCATAATTATATTGTTAGACGCCCTCAATTTAAAGATACAAGAATAGCAACAAGACCTTTTTGTGAAAATTTAAGGGATTGGGTTATACCTTGTTTCCCTTTACTCAAAATAAGTGACAAATCAATTGATGAAACAATTATAAATATAGCAATTATTGGTTCGCTTGGAATATATGATATTTTAAACAGATTAGAAAGTAATAATGCAATTAAATTACATATTATAGGCAGACATGTTAGTAGTTTTCAAGTTCAAAATATAAAAACGCATAATGTAAATATATATAATAATTTAGATGCGATTGAAATGATAGAATTACTAAAAAAATGTGATTATGTATTAACTGATAGCACTGATAATTGTAACCATAGAACAGGCAAATCAATGTCTGGTAATATCCCACTTGCTTATTCAACATTAACACCTTTAATAATTGACAAATATAATAATTCACTATATAAGTTTAAAAATGTGGTTGAATTTGATTATTGTTCCACGGATAAAATAAATATCAATAAATCAATGATAGATTTGAATTTGTTAGATGCTGAACGTGAAGAATTAGTTTCAATGTTGCCAGAATGGTTAAATAAGAAAGACCTGTTGGACTATAACATATTTTATTTTGAACATGATGATGTGTACGTGCGTTTATTACAAAATGAAAAAGATAAAAAAATTTACCAAAATTTTAGCAATCGTTCCAACGCTGAAATAATGTTTAGAAAATTAATAAATTATATAATGCCTAATTTTATAGATAAAAATATTATTGATTTAGGTGCATATATAGGTGACAATGCTGTTCCATGGGCGTTAAAAACGAAAGGTTTAATTTATGCTATAGATCCATCTCCCGAAAATATTAGTTTTATAAAAAAAATGGCGATTATAAACAATGTAAATAATATTGTAACAATAGAAAAAGCGATTTCTGATAAAACAGAAACAATATATTATAATGAAACAGAAACAACGCATATTAGTTGTAATAATTCAAATGGAAGAAATTCATTTAACGCAGTTAGTTTAGATAGTTTAAATCTAGAAAATGTAGGGTTTATCCATCTGGACGTTGAAGGATTTGAACAAAAGGTATTAGATGGTGCTATAGAGTTAATTAATAAGTATAAACCAATAATTTGTTGGGAACAACATTTAACTCAGGATGATTATAAGAGTACTGTAATTTTTTTAACCAGCATAGGATATAATTCTTATATAATTAATGAACAATTTCCTCATTGTTTTCCAGATTGTAGAAATTTAATTTCATTTCCAAATAATAGTAATAATAATATAATACCAGAAATAACTAATAAATTTCAAGATATTTACAAAAAATTTACACCAGATAAAGAAAGACCATTTTTAATTAATTTAAATAATAAAATCCCCAAAAAAATATTCCAAACTTGGGAACATAATAATATTGAACCCGAGTTTCAAAAAATAATAGATATATGGAAAAATAATAATCCAGATTACGAATATATATTTCATGACGCAGAACAACGTTTCAAATTTATAAAAGATAATTTTGATGAAAAAATATTATCCGTTTATGATAAAATAATTCCAGGCGCTTATAAATGTGATTTATGGAGATATTGTGTATTATATATTCATGGAGGTTTTTATGCTGATATTGATACACTATGTATGGGAAATTTAAATGCCATTATAGACCCTAATAATGAATTTATAGTTCCAATTGATTTAAATGTAAATCCAAAAGAAGGACAACATAATTTGGCTTGTGGATTTATCGGCAGTGTGTCAAAATCACCTATTTTGTTAGATGCGATAAATAAAATAGTCTTTAATGTAGAGAATAATAATATCCCAACATCAAAATTAGATTTGACAGGTCCTGGTTTATTAGGAAGAGCGGTAAACACATATTTAAATTTAGAAGAAACAAATAGTTTCATAGGAAAAGAAGGTGTTGTAGGAAATATCAAATTTTTACT